AGAGAATTTGTACAAGGCGGATGGAAAGCATTTCGAGATTTCTTTTTAGTGAACGTTGGCGGCGCCAGAGGTGGAATGGGAAATGGAGAAGTATCGATATTATTAGGCGTTAAAGATTCAAAACCAGGCGGCACAGAATATCATGATATCGTTATGCCAAACGGTCAATGGGAAGTTAAAGAATTAGAAAAAGGAAAATTTGACCCTGCTAAAGAAGGCGCAGCTACTAAATTTAAACTAACAGGCCAGATTCAAGAATTTTATAAAGATATCGTATTACCATTTAAAACAATTGGCGATCCGTATACATATTTAAAACATATGGTAAGTCCTCAATCAGCCGAATCTTTAAAAAAATTAATAATGATATTTGAAACAAGATTTATTGAAAGTATCGAAGGTGATAAATTATCAGCTGGAATGGAATGGAAAAAATCCGCATTTTATAATTGGTATGAAGGATTTAAAGAATTACACGAAATATTTTACCAAACCGAATTAGATACCGATGTTAGAGATACAAGATTAACTGTCGCAGCTGGCGGCGAAACTCAATCATATTGGATTTCAGATGATGACGCTGAAAAAATTAAGCTAGGAGCTGGTGAAGAAAATCCTACCGGCGTAAGAATTGGAGAACCAATTGATAATATTAATACTAATGCAGTTCTTTGGTTTAAACGAGTAGAACGAAATTTGTTTATTAAAGAACCTAGAGAATTTATTTCTGAATTAACTGCTATTAAAGAAAATTTCTTTAAAGAAATTTTAGGATTAATTTATTATAATAAAAGAAATCCACAACCTCATATAGCAAATCCAGAAGCATTTGTAATCGATTCATTGTCACAGGGAAGATATAGATTTGTATTGCGATCGGTGCCAGCATCTCAAAATTACCCGTATTTACAACAACAAGGATAATCATTGAAAACACAATTACTTTGCACCTTTGCACATAGATCAGATTTAAACATAGTAACAGAATACATACAGCAAAGTTACATCATTCCAGAACAACGTATATTTGTATTTGCAAATGCAGAATCCGTAGATAATTTATATTGCACATATAATGCAGATGCTGGAACACAACGGGGACAAAATACAATCAGCATTCACCGCAAAAAAGAAACTAATACATTGTATACAGTTAATGCACTTAATGAAATTATTCGTGCAGTGAACAATGGAGTATTAGATAAAACATATCAATTAGATTGGAGTAATTATCAGAACTCATTCATCCTAACTGATGATGCTGGTTTCCGAGTTATTGAATTAACGTTCTTTAAGAAATTTACTTGGAATTGATATGAAAAAATTAGAAAATATCTTAGCAGAGAATATGCGCCGGTTTAAAACTAAAAATCTAAATGAAGATTCTGACCAAAATAATAACGGATATCCAGACGGCACAGAAAATTCATCTCAAAAGCCAAACTTAACTGCTATGAGTGATCCGGAATTAAAAAAATACGGATTTATGGGAACTGATAGTCCAGATAAATTAAAAGGAAAATTAGTTACAAGTGCACATCTAGCTGGCGTAAATACTGTAGCATATTTCGATAATAGTAATTGGAACCTCCCGGAAGACCCATTTGATAGAAATAAAATCAAAGACAAAATTCATAATACGTTAGTAAAAATATTATCAAAATATACAGGTGGAAAACTTAAAAATATTTGGACTTCTGATAATGCTGATTTACCACCTAACATAACCGCATTAGCACTACAAGGCGGCACTATGCCAAATATCACAATAGATAACGGAACTGTGCGTACAAAATACATGGATACTTCTTTAAAAGATAAAGGATATTTTAAAGGTAAACTCGATCGAAAGGTTATTGGTACTTATGATGGCAAACCATTTGAATTAGAAACTGTTGACGGACTAACACTGATTTATATTAATGGTAAATTAATTGATGATGAAGATAACAAATATCAAGAAATTTTAAATGCTGTTATTGATCGAGGCTATGAATTACAAGACAAGATGTTGATGAAGAAGGATTATGGTATAAATCTTAATTAAATTAAAGTAATTAATATTTATTAAAGTAAAAGGATTGTAATGATTAGATTAAAAAACTTACTTGCAGAAAACGAAGAATCTGATAAACGATTTGCAGAATACATATATAAAAGTTATTTAGAAGACTCACCCCAGACATTTTCAGCAGCTGGTGTTGCATATGCAATTATGATGGATACGGATTCTAAAGTCAATCCTTTTTATATTAAAAGAATTATGAAACAATATTATAACATGAATTTAAAATAAAAACAAAAAACTTAACAAATTACTTTGAATTAACCAATTAATTACTTATATTGTAATTATATTTTTATATTTTATTAACTTAATTAACTAAAGGAGCACTTATGGCACTTAACCTTGACGCTATCAAAGCGAAACTTAATCAATTAAACAAAACCGATGACAAGAAAAACAACGTATGGAAGCCTGAGGCAGGCAAGACACGAGTTCGAATCGTTCCTTACGTGCATCGCAAAGACAATCCTTTCCTAGAATTGTACTTCCACTATGACATTAGTAAAAAATCAATGTTATCTCCAATTACATTTGGTAATGCAGATCCAATTGTAGAATTTGCAGACAAACTTAAAAAGACTGGCGATAAAGAAGATTGGCTAATGGGTCGTAAAATTGAACCCAAGATGCGTACTTATGTTCCCGTAATCGTTCGTGGCAAAGAATCTGAAGGCGTAAAGTTTTGGGGTTTTGGTAAAACAATTTACACTGAATTGTTATCAATTATTTCTGATGCAGACTATGGCGATATCACAGACTTAATGAATGGTCGAGATATTGATGTAGAATTTACACCTGCAGAAGGAGCTGGAGCATATCCGAAAACAGCAATCCGAGTTAAACCTAATACTCAGCCAGCAACTGAAGATAAAGAGATTGCACAAAAAATCATGAATCAACCTGAAATCACCGATTTATTTCCTGAGCCAACTTATGATGAATTAGAAAAAGCATTAGCAGAATGGATGAATCCAGAAAATGCAGATTCTGATGTTGAAGAATCAGAGCCAGCATCTGCACCTGCATCTGCACCTGCATCAAAGCCAGCAGCTACTAAAGTAGACAATGTTGCTGATGCATTTAATGATCTTTTTAATTAAGAAGGAGTCATAAAAATGGCAAAAGGTAAAAGTAAACTGGAATTGACAGACACTCTAGCAAATACATTAGCTGAAAGTATCAATAAGCAGTTTAAAGGTCAAAATCTTAAAACTGCATTCTTTCTAGATGGCGATGAAGATTCTCCAAGTAATGTGTCCGAATGGGTTTCATCCGGGTGTTCAATGTTAGATTTAGCAATTTCAAACCGACCATATGGCGGATTTCCCGTAGGCCGGATCACTGAAATTACAGGATTAGAAGCATCAGGTAAATCATTATTAGCAGCACACACTTTAGCAGAAACGCAAAAGAAAGGCGGATTGGCTGTTTATATTGATACAGAATCTGCCACTAGCTCCGAATTCCTAACGGCTATTGGTGTTGATTTAAAAACAATGCTATATGTTCCATTAGAGACAATTGAAGAAATCTTTGAAACTATTGAAACAATTGTAGAAGGAGTTCGCAAATCAGATAAAGATCGTTTAGTTACAATTGTAGTAGACTCAATTATGGGTGCATCTACAAAAATCGAAATGTCAGCTGAATATGATAAAGATGGTTATGCAACCTCAAAGTCAATCATCTTATCAAAGGCGATGCGTAAAGTAACCAATTGGATTGCACGTGAGCGTATTTGTCTTATTTTTACAAATCAGTTACGTACTAAATTAGGCGTGTCATTTGGAGACCAATGGACAACTGCAGGCGGCAAGGCAATTCCATTCCACGCATCAGTTCGTCTTCGTCTTAAAAATACGGGTATGATCAAAGCTAAAGTTAGCGGCGTAGAACAAGTTGTGGGAAGCAAAACAAATGTGCAGGTAGTTAAGAACCGTATGGGCCCGCCACATCGTAAAGTAGATTATGAAATTTACTATGATAGTGGTATTGATAATTTCGGCGGTTGGTTATCAATTATGAAGAATTTTGATCTAGTCAAACAATCAGGTGCGTGGTACACATTAGAAGATGTTGATCACGAAACAGGTGAAACGTTTGGTGAAATGAAATTCCAAAGTAAAGATTTTGTTGAAAAGGTTATTAATAATCCGGAAGCAAAAGATAGGTTATATAGAAGAATTTGCGACGCTTACATATTCAAATATCAAGCTGGAATTGATGGTGGTATTGATGATGTAATAATCACAGACGAATTCATTGATGAAGAAGGATAATGAATAAGTATCAACAATTATTCAAACAGTTACAACAAGAAAGGAATTCGAGTCCGTTAGATGTTAATGATCATCTCATGGTATTTGACGGACTCAATACCTTTATTAGAAGTTTTGGAGCAACACCTGCTTATAATGAAGATGGTGATCATATCGGCGGCATTACTGGATTTTTATATTCAGTGGGTAAAACGGTACGAGACTTTAAACCTACACGTTGTGTTATTGTGTTTGATGGCAGAGGTGGATCTGCTAAACGCAAAAAAATTTATGGTGATTACAAAGCAAATCGAGCTAATAAAACAAAGCTTCGTAGACACGATCATCATGATTCAACTATTGAAGATGAACAAGAATCGATGCGACATCAATTTAGTCGTTTAGTTTCTTATTTAGATAACTTGCCAGTAACATTCATGGCCATAGACGGCATTGAAGCAGATGACGCAATTGCGTATATTGCACAAATGTATGAAGATACTTGCAAAAAGATTACCGTTGTTTCTACGGATAGAGATTTCTACCAATTGGTAGATGATCGCATACAAGTTTGGTCTCCTATCAAAAAGAAAATGTATGATGTAGAAGCAGTACAAGAAGAATTTGGAGTGCATCCGAACAATATGGTTATTTATAGATCATTTACGGGAGATGCATCTGATAATATTCCTGGGGTAAATGGTATTGGTCCAAAGACCATATTAAAATTAATTCCGGAATTAGCACAGCCTGCAGAATATTCAGTTGATGAGTTATTAGATAAAAGTCGAAACAATCTTAAAGAATCTAAATCATATCAAAAGATTTTAGATAATGCAAGAATCATTGAACAAAACTATCAACTAATGAATATCAAATTATTAGATATTCCAGCTCAAACAGCTAGCAAAATTCGAGGCATCATGGAACAGCCTATATCAGAATTAAATCGTTCAGAATTTCAACGATTGTTCTATGAAGATAAGATGTGGGCCATAATGAAAAATTTACCAGATTGGTTAAACAACACCTGGTTGTCTTTAAATGCATTTGCAAAACAAACACACAAATAATATTTGGTTCCAAGCATTTTTTCCTTATATAAATAATATATGACTGACAAACTAAGTGAATATGGGTATGGCTTCCAAGTAAAGGTATTATCCGCAATGTTTACGGATAGAATATTTTTACAACAAATTGCAGATATTATTCAGCCTGATTATTTTGAATCGGATTCGAATAGTTGGTTGCTCGATGTGATATTAGAACATTTTCGACAATATAAAGCACCGCCATCGAAAGATGTACTTAAAGTAAAAGTTACCGAAATTGAAAATGATATTCTAAAAACTGCAGTATTGGAACAACTCAAAGAAGTGTTTCGATACATGGAGTCAGATGATTTATCATTTGTAAAAGATGAAATTCTTAAGTTTTGTAAGAATCAAGAAATTAAGCGAGCTATTATGGATTCTGTTAACCTATTAAAAATGGGTAATTATGATGAAATAAAAAGCAAAATGGATAGTGCCATGAAAGCTGGCGCTGACACTAATATTGGTTTAGATTATATTAATGATGTAGCATCTCGTTACAATGAAGCAGCTCGACATACAATTACCACCGGATGGGATGTTATTGATGACTTAATGGATGGAGGATTGGCTCCGGGCGAATTAGGAGTAGTAATGGCACCTGCAGGTATTGGTAAATCATGGATGCTTATTAACATTGGTGCAAATGCGGTCAGAGCAGGCAAGACAGTTATACATTATACATTAGAGCTTAATGAAAATTATGTAGGTCAACGATATGATTCTGTATTAACTGGTATTAATGCACAGACATTAAAACATCATCAAGATACAGTTGAAGAAAAAATGAAAACTTTATCTGGATCATTGATTGTTAAATATTATCCAACAAAGTCAGTTGGAGTAATGGCATTGAAAGCTCATATTGAAAAAACCATAATGCAAGGCAAAACGCCTGATTTAATTGTAGTAGATTATGGTGACTTGCTCAAAGTAAATACTAAAAAGGACAAACACGAAGCCTTAGAGGACTTGTACGAAGAGTTGCGCGGAATGGCGGGCGAGTATAAAATTCCAGTATGGACTGCATCACAAGCAGGAAGAAGCGCCTTAGAAGAAGATATTATTGAAGCAGATAAGATTGCATCGTCATATGGGAAAGTAATGGTTGCTGACTTCTTGATGTCATTGTCTCGTAAAGTAGAAGATAAGATGTCAGGCACTGGTAGAGGTCATGTTATTAAGAATCGATTTGGCCCAGATGGTATTACGTTACCAAGTAAGATCAATACAAATAATGGTCAATTTGAATTCTTTGAACCGCAAACAACTCAAGGAAAACAGACCACACAAATCATGAAGACTGGCGAAAACATGATGAAGAAAAATTTAGCTCAAAAGTTCAAAGATCTCGGTGGACAATTTGGATAAAAGTATATTTATATAAAATGAATAGGGAAGGTGTCCGGCCTTCCTTTTTTCATCTAAAAAAATTAAGTTATTAACATATTTAAAGGACACGATGCCAAAACTATTTGAAGATCGAATTCCGTTTAAACCATTTGAATATCCTGTTTATTACAATGAAGGATGGTTAAAACAAGCACAAGCATTTTGGTTGCATACGGAAATTCCAATGCAAGGCGATATTAAAGATTGGAATGAAAATTTAGCAACACATGAAAAGAATTTGGTTGGTAATATTTTGTTGGGTTTTGCTCAAACAGAATGTGCTGTATCTGATTATTGGACTACCATGGTAACTAAATGGTTTCCGAAACATGAGATTAAGCAAATGGCAATGATGTTTGGGTCGCAAGAAACAATTCATGCAACCGCATATTCATATCTTAATGAAACATTAGGATTAGAAAATTTTGAAGCATTTCTTCATGAACCAGCAATTGCTGAAAAGTTTGAATTTTTAACTTCAACATCTGCAGATTGGACTCATAAAGATTTAGCATCAAATCCTATAGCTCGACAAGAAGTAGCTCGTTCATTAGCAATTTTTTCTGCGTTTGCTGAAGGAGTATCACTTTATTCGTCATTTGCTGTGTTATATTCTTTTCAAATGCGCAACATGTTAAAGGGTATTGGCCAACAAATGAAATGGTCAGTACGTGATGAATCACTTCACTCAAAAATGGGTTGTCAATTATTTCGTCATATGTGCGAAGAATACCCAGAACTAAAAG